CAAAGACCAGAATCTGGTGCGAGTTTTCCAAAAGTAAATGCAAAAGCAAGACCTACAAGTGGTAGCGTATATCCACGACCAAGATTAAGAAAGAGAGGTTAGCCCAATGGATATAAATAAACTAAAATATAGAGATTCAAATAACAATGCCTGAAATTTTAACAAACAATTTTAATCAAGACATTAATAAGTTATTCATAGCTGATGCAAAGGCTAACGATGACTATTATATGTTTGTTTCCAGCATTGGCGGTATTGAGCCAGTTGATTCTGCTACTTCTCAAAATGAGTTTTTAGAAAAGACTCTATTTGCCAAAAAGATAAAGAACGATGATATTAACTTTATGATAAAGTATTATCCTTGGCAAAGAGGAACCGTATACGCTGAATACGATGATAGTATTGATTTAGACGGTCTTAAGTTTTACGCGGTCGTTGGTCCTAACGATAATGATACCGATGATTATAGAATTTATAAATGCCTTAATAATAACGAAGGCGTAGGTTCAGAATCTCCACCAACATTTGATGCAGCTAACGTAAATCAAGTTTATGAAACTGCCGATGGTTATGTGTGGAAGTATATGTATCGTCTCACTACATTACAATTCGAAGGTTATAATGCTTTAGGTTATATACCAATTGATCCTGAAACAACCATTGAACCAGCTGAGGTTTACGGCGGTGGTATTTCAGAGATTCAAGTAACTAATGCAATTGTGAATAATGGATACGAAGAAAAGAATGGACTTATTAATAGAAACCTTGGTAGAGTAGGTAGTCCTTTAACTCACGGTGATGTTTTATTAGAAATAGATCCTAGAGAACAAGATTGGAATGAAACCGATAATTATTATGTAGGTCAATATCTTTATGCTACAAACCCAAGTTCAAGTGTTACCAACTTATTTGTAATTAAATCATATGAATTACAAACAGGTTCAGGTTTAGCAAGAATTGTTGTAGGTGGAGAATTAGCAGATCCTAGACGTGGTGTTATTGAAAATGCAACAGCAGCTGCACCAGTTGCTATTACATCAACTGACCACAACTTAGTTAACGGACAACCAATTACTTTTAGAAATGTTCAAGGTATGGTTGAATTAAATCTTAATGAATTGTCATCTGATACAGTAGCAGCTACAACATTTTATGTTTCAGTAATTGATGCCGATACATTCTCATTAAAAGCTGATCCTTTATTGGTTACTGATTTAGATGGAAGTGGATTTACTAATTATGATTCAGGCGGTACCTGGGAAGCATTAACTGATTGGGAAATTTCTACTTCAGTCGTAAACGCAAATATTAAAATATGCCCAAGAGTTATTATTCAAGGTGACGGAGTAGGAGCAGTTGCAGTTCCTGAGATTGATTCCGGTGGAATTAATAAAGTCATATTGTTAAATAAAGGTTCAGGATATAATAATGCAATTGCATCAGTCGTTGATCCTATCATTGACTTTAATCCAGGTGGAACAGAATCAGCAGACGTAAGAGCAACAATTAAACCTATTATTGAACCAAAAGGTGGACACGGTTATAACTTGCTTGACGAATTTAGATGTAAACATTTTTCAATGTATGCTTATATTACAGCAGAAGATAATACAAAGATCGGTGATAAGAATACATACGGATGTATTGGTATTGTAAGAACTCCTCAATTTAAAAGTATGGTAGATGTAAATACATGGAGAAGTGGACAAGCAAACACTGCCCCTGAGCCTGACATATTCGATAATAGAATCGCAATTGTCACTGATGATTATGCAAGATTAAATGCAAATAGTACAATCACACAAGTTGATGTAAACAACGATGTTATATTCCAAGCTCAAGTACATGAGATCGACGAAGCTTCGAATACAGTTTATTTGGCTGAATATATAGGTCCATATAAGAATAATGCACTTGTTGGTAATGGAGATACATCATTTAACCCAAATCTAGCAATTACATCAAATACTGGTCAGAGAATAACAATAAATAATCCTATAGCAGATAATGTTGTGTATTCAGATTATAAACAAAGAACAGGCGAAGTATACTTCATGGAGGAATTCTTCCCATTAGCAAGAAACGACCTCTCAAGAGAAGAATTTAAATTTGTACTGGAATTTTAAGGAACGTAAGTAAAGATGCCTATTAATAAAAACTTAAACCAAGCACCATACTTCGATGACTATGATGCCGAAAAGCAGTTCTATCGAGTTATGTTCAAGCCTGGCTATGCTATACAGGCAAGAGAACTTACACAACTCCAGACTATGCTGCAAAATCAGGTCGAGTCATTCGGAGATAATATTTTCAAAGAAGGTTCAATCGTAAAAGGTTGTAACTTTACAGAACTTGACGATCTTCAATATGTAAAATTAAATGACGGTCCAACAGGATTTAATGCAGAAGCATATATCAGTGGTCCTGCAGTTGAAACACTCGGCGGTCAAGAAGTTGAACTTGATTATGTTTATGAAGTATCAGGTGCTTCTTCTGGCCTTAAAGCAGAAATTGTTCAAGCAGCAAAAGGTTTCCAAACAAGACCACCAAATCTAAATACTTTCTTTATCAATTATACTAATATTGGTAACGCAGGACAAACTCAATTCCAAGCTGGTGAAGCTTTAGTTGTAACGAGATACAAATATCTCAGAGGAACAAGTACCGAAGCATTAACAGTTAATGTTGTAATTAATACCGATCTTACAGTTTTCCAATCTCCTTCAGCAGGTAATCCTCATGTTGGTAGAGCCTTTGGTATTGAAGCTGCTCCTGGTATTATATTTCAAAAAGGTCATTTTATATTTACAGCAGAACAAAGATTGGTTGTTGAAAAATATACCAATGTTGCCGATGCAAAATCAGTTGGTTATTTAGTATCTGAATCACTTATCAATGCTTTACAAGATAACAGTTTATACGATAACGCAAACGGTTCCAAAAACGAAAACGCACCTGGTGCAGATAGATTACAACTTGTTCCTACATTAACAGTATTAGAAAGTTCTGAAGCAACTGCAAATTCTGACTTCTTTACATTAGCTCGTTATCAAAATGGTAACGCAATTACTGTTCGTGATGTTTCTCAATATAATGTTCTTGGTGAAGAAATGGCTCGAAGAACATACGAAGAGTCAGGAAACTATATCCTAGAGCAATTCCCATTAACAACTGATGACCGTGCTGGTGAAGTTCAAGTTGTTGTTGGACCAGGTACAGCATATGTTAAAGGTTATAGAGTAGAAAATTCTGGTGAACGTTCATTCCAAATAGATCAAATAGCATCAACCGAAACAATTGAGAATCAAAATATCTCAATGGAATATGGAAACTATTTTGAGATTGATAATTCATCTGCCTCACAAGGTTATTTAAATCTTGGTATATTATCAGTAGTTGATGCTCAAATAGCAAACAGCAGTTCAGCAGGTTCTGTTTTAATTAAGAACATTACAGATAAAAGAGTTTATGTTCATTATAATATTTTCAATGGCGCAGCAGGAACACCAGTTAGAGACATTACTAAATTAAGTGATGGTAATGGTGATGTACCTGTTAAAACAAATAGTTTAGGTGCTCCTGTTATTAAAGAGACAGGAAGAAAGGCATTAATATTTGATACAGGTGTAAATGGAGTATTCTCAACAAGCAATACTCTTATTCCTTGTAGAGCACAAAATGCAAGTAGTGCAACAACAGGAACAATTACATTAACGGCAGGACCAGGAGAAGACTTTAATTGTCTTAACGATGATATTAGAGTTAACCAAGGTGGAACTACTTATCCTGTTATAAGTACAACTACTGCATTAAATAATTCACAACTTAATATTGTTTGTGATTCAGGTTTAAGCGGATCAGTAGAAGTATTTTATAATAAGAGACAAATTGGATCCTCAGGTGGAATTTCTCCATACGCTAAAAACGAACGTGATACGTTTGTGAAGTTTAACTATACAGGTGTACAAGCAAAATATAGTTTAGGTTTCCCTGATGTATTTAAGATTGTAAGTATTGTAGATTCAACAGGCGCAGATTTTACAAACAGCTTTAGATTAAAATCTAATCAGAGAGATACTTTTTACGATCTATCTTATGTAGAATATATTGAAGGTCGACCACAACCAAGTGGATTGATGACAGTTAATCTAAAATGTTTTGAAGTAAATACTGCTACAGGTTCTTACTTCTTTACAATTAATAGTTATCCTAATACTTTGAATAGATATGATATTCCTTCATATGTATCAGAGTCAGGACAAGTATTTAACCTAAGAGATAGTTTTGATTTCAGAGCACATGTCGATAAAGATACTGCTGCAAATTATTCGGCAACCATAGGTAATGCTCCAACGATTACTCAACAGGTTGGGTTTAATCCAATTACTTTTAATGATAAAGGTGCACCGCTTGTACCTGCGGCTCAACAATCATTACAAACAGATATAGAACATTATCTTTCAAGAATAGATACAGTTGCATGTGATTCTTATGGAGAGATAATTTTAATTAAAGGTGAAGAATTAAAGAACGCAAAACCACCTAAACTAACAACAGATCAATTAGCAATCGCAAACGTTGAGATTCCAACTTATCCTGCATTGTCTAAGAAACAATCCGATGTTCTTCGTAAAGATGATTACGCAATCAAGCCAAGAGCAACTGGAATTAAAAACTTTACAATGAAAGATATGCACAATCTTGAGAAGAAGATTGATAACATGGCATATTATATTTCATTAAATCAATTAGAATCAGAAACTGATAATTTAATTGTTAGAGATGAGAATGGATTAAATAGATTCAAGAATGGATTTATTGTGGATCCATTTAATAACTTATCGTTATCAGAAATTTCTCATCCGCAATTTAATGCTGCTGTACCATTTAATCAAAAGATATTAACTCCTTCGTTAAAAACATTTGCATTGGATTTAACATATGATTCAGCAACAGGATCGTCTATCTTCCCAAGTACTGCTGATGCAAAGGTTGGTGTAATTGGTAGAGATTCAAATGTTGAAGTAATTAATCAGCCTTATGCTTCTAACTTTAGAAACTGTGTAAGTAACTTTTATAAGTATGTAGGTGATGGAGCTATATCTCCACCATACGATGCTGCTTATGATACAACAGTTAACCCTGCTTCTATTGATATAGATTTAACTACTCCTTTCCAAGAATTCATTGATGACATTCAACCATTCTTGCCTATGACTGATACAACAGTTACTCGAGATTTTGTAGCTGATGAAAATAGAAGAAGAGCAAGACGTGGTGCAGGTGTTGAAACTACAACAATTACAACAGCATCAAGTCAAATTGAAATAGATAGCTCAACAACAACTGAATCGTTTGTTGGTGAATTTGTTTCTGACTTTAGATTCCAACCGTATATGGCATCGAGAGATATCAAAGTTTATATGTCAGGATTAAGACCTAATCAAAGACATTACTTCTTCTTTGATGGTATTGATGTAAATGCACATGTTATGCCAGGTTCAAATACAGCTAACTCAGTTGGTGAAGTAGGAAGGTTCGGTGATAAAGGAGCTGCGGTCTCTACAGATTCAAACGGTGTATTAAGAGCTGTATTCCACTTACCTGCTGAAACATTCTATGTAGGTGATAGAGTAATGGAAATTGCTGACGTTTCACAATACTCAAGTATTGATTCTGCGTCAACTTCAAAAGGATTTGTTACTTATAGAGCATATAACTTCAGTGTTGAGAAAACAAGTTTAACGACTTCAACAAGAGCTCCAAACTTTGATGTTAACACTGTTATAACAACAAGAAACGTTGCTCGTCGTATTAGAGGTAGAGATCCACTTGCACAAACATTCTTTGTTAAGAAAGGTATGGGTGCAGGAAGTAATTCAATTTACTTATCAGATATTGATGTATACTTCCGTCGTAAACCAACGCAGACAGGCTCAGGTGGTAACGACACTGCTCCATTAAATGGTGTATCATTACAGATTAGAGAAGTTGTAAACGGTTATCCAACAAATAGAATTTTACCATTCGCAAACGTTCATAAATTACCTGCTGATGTTAATGTATCTGAAGATGCTTCTTCAGCAACTACATTTACTTTTGAAGCACCTGTAAGATTGGATGTAGAAAAAGAATATTCAATTGTAGTACAGCCTGATGCATCAGATCCTAACTATTTAATTTATACTTCTAAAGTTGGTGGAATTGATTTAACACCAGGAGCAACAAAAGGTTCTGCTATTACTCAGGATTGGGGTGACGGTGTTCTATTTACTTCAACTAACAACTCTGCTTGGAAATCATACCAAGACGAAGATATTAAATTTACAGTAAGAAGACATAACTTTAATTCTACAACAGGTACGGTTAAATTAACAAATGCTAATCATGAGTTCTTATCACTTAATAATATTACAGGAAAATTTACTCCTGGTGAATTAATTTATCAAGATGGTTCAACTCCTGCAGATACGGCAATTACAACAAACGGTACTAAAACATTAGTAGGTACAGGTTTAGATAGTGTTTATGCTGCTGGTGATTATATTAAGACAACTGTTTTGACTAAAATTGAAATACATAAGATTGCCACTGTTGTAAATTCAACAGAAATTATATTAGAAACTCCAACAGTAAGCTCAGGTGGTGGTACTCACTTACCTGTCATTGCTGGTGATTTGGATCTATATGATGTTCAAAGAAATCCTTATGAATGTCATTTAGTTAATTCTTCTGCAACTGCAGCTAAACAATTTAACGTAGGTGCAAATATTGTTGGTCTTGATAGTGGAAGTACAGCAAACGTTTCTGCCATTAACGATATTAATTTAAGTTATATTCAACCGATGATTATGAAATCAAATGATTCTTCTTCAAGAACATTATTAGATGGTACTTTTGTACCACCTGCCGATGTATCATCTACTTACTTAAAGCCAATGCAATTTAATGACAATAACTATTTTACAGAGAAAGGTGTAATTCTTTATAGTAAGTCTAACGATCCAAACGGATCAAAAGCATTTACTTTAAATGTTAATATGACAAACGATGGTAACGTTACATCAACACCATTCGTTGATATTGAAGCATCTAAACTTATTGCCTATCAATATAAGATTACCAATACTGCAGATACCACAGCAAAGTATATTAGTAAAAAGATTGAATTAGCAGAAGATCTTGATGCTGAAGATTTCAATTTAATTCTTTCTGCATATCGTCCAACAGGAACAGATATTAAAGTATACATCAAAGCTCAGAACGCATATTGCTTTGATGATTTTGATAGCCTAGCATGGACTGAGTTGGAATTATTTGAAGGAGTTGGTTCCTTCTCTGCAATTTCAAATCTTGGTGATTATAGAGAATTTAAATATAAAATAGCAGACTCAGACAAGTTTGGCAATGTTCCGGGTGGAGCATTTGCTTACACAAGTCAAAGCGGTGCTTTCGAAGGATTTAAGAGATTCCAAATTCGTATAGATTTATTATCTCCTAATATTCATAACGCACCTACACTAAAAGATTACCGTGGACTTGCGTTAACATAAGGTCAATACCATGAGCAATGTAAAGAATATAAACAGAGATAATTCAACTGGTGCAATTCTTAGTACTGATGCTGCCGCTCTCAATAAATATAAGGTAGAACGGAATTTTTACCGTAAGGTAGACAGAATACAAAATGACTTGGTTGATATTAAAAAGAGTATTCTCGATATTTACCAAAGAATCGAAAAATTGGAAGAAAAATAAATGGCTATAGATATAGGTAAGATAACAACTTCGCAGACATTCCAAAATTGGTTTAATAAAACCAATGACCTGGTTGATGCTCTTGCTGATAATGTAGTAACCGCATCACCTGGCGGAGATACTACTACAGGTAGTGCTACACTTACTGGTACTATAACAGCAGCAAACGTTGTTGGTTCTACCAAAGTTTCAACAGATACAATTCAAGCGGTTACAAGTAATGCTTCAGTTAATTTTGTTAGTCCATTACAAGTAACAGGTGCTGCGCAAACAACAAGTACATTCTTATTCGCGGCAGGACCTCAGACAAGATATTCAACAGGTACATTAAGTTGGGATGTTGGGTTAGAAGATGCAAATCCTGGTGCCTTTATTATTGATACAGGTACAGGTGATCCCAAGTTTAAATTATCAACCGCAGGTACTTTAACTGTACCTGATGCCACTGTTACTGGTACATTGACAGTTGGTACATTATCAATTGGAAGCGGTGGTGGTGGATTAAGTACCGATGATATTTCTGAAGGTAGTACAAACTTATACTTTACCGATGCAAGAGCAAGAGGTGTATTCTCAGGTGGTGACGGTATTAATATCGCAACTGATGGAACGATTTCATTTGACGGTGAAGGTGAACTCAATACTTATAAAGGTAACGAGTTTATTACAACCGGCTCAGTTTCTGGTGATGAAAAAGCCTTCATTACAGGTAAGAGACTAATTAATGTACCATTCGGAGTTCTTAACAGTAATTGGTCTGGTACTGACTATGAAGTACTTACATGGGGACCAAGTGGTATTAATGTAAACGGTTACGGATATTTTAATGATGATGTTCAAGTCCGTGATGGTGATGTTGAAGTTTATAGCGGTAGCACTAAGGTTGCACAAATAAACCAAAGTGGAAATGGAATATTCGTTGGTGACGTAACAACAAACGGATCATTCTCAGACGAAAGATTAAAAGAAAATATTGTTCCTTTAGAGAAGGGACTTGATACATTAGAACAAATAAAAACATATACATTTAATTATAAAGACGGACCTCAGGATACACACCCAGGTGTTATTGCCCAAGAATTAGAACAATTAGTTCCTGAAGTAGTTTATGATATTGAAATGGAAGATGATACTTACAAGGCTGTAAGATATCAACAATTAGTGCCGATCCTAATAAAAGCAATTCAGGATTTAAGTGAAAAGGTAAATGTTTTAGAAAACAAGCTTGAAAACAAAGAGTAATTGAGTATTATACTTATAAATAATAAGGTAATACCACAAGGAAAAGACTAAAGATGGCAAAAATTTCAGAACTACCTCCGATTACTGGTGCCAATACCAGAACAGAAGACCTGTTCGTTATTGTCAACCTTGTCCAAGGAGACGACGGTACAAGTAATATTACTAGGAAAGAATTAGTTGAAGCAATTCAATACGAAATCTTTGCTAGGATTCAAATTACAGGTGGAAACATCTCTGGCGTTATCCTGCGCGATTCTCGTATTGATAATGTCCAAATGGACAATTCTGAAATTGAAGATACGGCTTTCCTAAGAGGTAACATCGACGATACACTGATGACAAACAGTGTAGCCAACAATATCACAATCGGTTCATCTTCATTCAGTGATGGTGAAATCTTTGACTCAACCGCTAACAATGTTGTCATTACAAATTCTGAGTTAAATGACAGTATTGGTAATAATAATGTATTCACTACTACAGAGTTACTTGGTGGAACTGCCAACGACTTTATTATTACAAGTTCAGAGTTCAATGATGGTACTGCTAACAACGTAACAATTACATCTTCAAAATTATTTGACAGTGAAGCAAATAATGTCATCATAACAAATTCAGAGTTCAACGAAGGTACAGGTAATAATGTAATCTTAACGAACTCAACAATTGATGATTCTTCTATTACAAATTCAACAGCAAATAATGTTGTCATCGAAGCCTCCGAGTTTAATAACGGTGATATTAGTGATAGTGATATCGTTAATGGTACGATGGATAATACTGACATTACTAATGCCACCTATACAGACGGTGATATTGATAATGCAGTTATTATCAATTCTGATTTCTCTGATGGAACAATCGAAGATTCTACTGCCAACAATATTGTTATAACACAATCTGAGTTTAATGACGGTACAGGAAACAATGTTGTCCTAACTAATTCAACGATTGATGATTCTACGCTTTCTGATAGTGTTATTACTAACAGTGAATTCCAAGGTGTAATGGATAATGTTGTTGCGACTAACATGTCAATTGGTAGTTCAACTGCTGATGGCCTTGGTGCAAATAATTCTTCATTCGATAATGGTACTCTTGGTGGATCGACATTTACAGGTGGTGTAATTGATAGATCACAACTTGTCGACTTCGACATGGATCTCAATAACGAATTTGAAGCTCCAATGGATGATGAATCCTATTTCGCAATTCGTAACGAAAAGACAGGTGATACAGAACAAATTAACTTTGGTCAACTATTCGACGAAGTATCTAAGAAAACAGCACAAGCTTTAAAGGTTCATGCTGATGCAGGATCTGGTGATGATAAAAACCCAGGTACTCAATTACAACCTGTAAGAACATTAGAAAGAGCATTTGAACTTTGTTTAGAAAAAGCAGGTGGCGAATTAAATCGTAACGCAATTAATAACGCTGTTCATATTTCAGTAGGTCCTGGTACTTATTATACAAAAGGTAATCTTCAATTACCTGATGACTGTTCTTGTACTTCAACTGCAGGTCAGTATGCTACAGTTATCGAACTACTTCCTGGATACGAAAACAATAACGGAATCTTAGTTGGTTCTGGTGGTTATGTTCAAGGATTTGGTTATCAAAACTTTAAGGTTGATAACTTTGATTTCCCAGAAGGTGGATTTGCGATTGCTTATCGACCAGGTGCCAAACTATTACGTTCACCTTACTTAAGAGATAGTACTCAGTTATCTAACTTCTTACGTCAAGATGTTGAACCACCTCTTAACCCTTATAATTCAAAAGGTACTCTTGCTGACCTTGGTCAAACATTTGTACTTGAAACAAATATTACTGGTAATAACATTGACCCACTTCTAAGTTTATGGAAACTTGATGATGAAGTTGTATTCTCATCTGGTGCTATAGGTTACTTATCTTGGGATGATTCATTAGACGCACTCAAAGGTACAGTTCCTGGTGATGTTAATCAGACAAGAACAATCAGAGTTCGTAACCTTAAGAACGGTCAAGGATTTAAAGTTGGAGATACAGTAACATCAGAATCTGGTGGAACAGGTGTTGTCCAATCCATTGGAATTGACGACTTCCCTAACAGAGCGGTTGGTCGTGGTGGCGGTTGTGTACTTGCAGATAGAAGAGTACTTGATACCGATTCATTATATACATACGTACTTTGTTTTGGTTTCACACCTCGTACTCAAAACGGTTTAGGATATGTTGCTAGAGACGGTGCTGGTGTTAACGGTATTGGTTCATTGTCAATCTTCGTTCGTTGTGCATTCTATGCATTGAATGGTGGTCAAATGACGCTGAACAACTCAGGTACTCAGTTCGGTGATATATCAATGAGAGCAAAAGGAACAACTCAGTTCTTTGCTCCAAAAGCAACAGCAGTACCTATTATTGGTAATACTGCCTTCGCAGAATCAATTGATTACGGTGCAGACGAAATTATTGAAGATGTCGTTGAATACCTTACAGCCAATACTGCCAACGGCGGATTAGGTTATCAAGAATACGATTCAGAAAAATGTTTAAGAGATTCAGGTATTGTACTTGATGGTACAGGATACGATGTTGCTCTCGATACCAACTATTGGGGTCGTTTAGGTGGTATTACTTATAGATCACCTATCAGTTACGTTGTACCTGGAGAACAGTTACAAGAAACAAAAGGTTCATTAGAATACCTAAGAGATAGAACAAAAGAAATATTTGTTTCAGGTAATTCTGAAATCAACGAACGTATTGAAACATCCTTTAGAGAACTTCTAAATGTATTAGAGTACGGTGAAGAGAACATCAACCCGATTATATGGCAAGATACTTCTGTTCCTTATACCGCAGCTAGACATCTTTTACAAGATAACAAAGATTTAATTACAACAGATTTAATTGATTGGATTGAGAACAACGATGAGTTCTATGCTTACGATAGTAAAGCTTGTCGTAGAGATGTATCTGATTATATTATTCCTGCTGTTAAAAACGATATGTTATTTGACACAAACTATAACTCAGTAACTGCAGGTCGTGCATATTACATGGCTGCTGCAAAAACTGTTATGGAAAATCAGAATAACGAAACGGTTGCAGCATACAAGAGATTGAAAGATCAAACAAATGAATTGGTTGATGGAGATTCATACGTTGCTTCTGATCGTCTTGATGATGCATACGATAACATTTTAGAAATCCTTCAGAACAAAGGAAAACAGTTTACTCCTACTGCCGCAACTTATGACCCAGAAACTGGTTTATCAGTTATCACACTCGGCAAAACAACTGGACTTACGGTATCAAACGCAACCTACGATCCTGCTACAGGAATCATGGAAGCAACTGTAGGTTCACATACACTAGAAGTTGGTGATCATATATGGATAAAACCTGAAAGTATTACATTTAGTTGTAATATGGGAGGAGGTGAACAGAATCACGCAGTTCCTGAAGCTCACCACCCATACTATAACAAACCATGTCCTATCATAGGAACATCTGCTACAACGATTATAATGAATGTTGGTACAGGTGGATCAGGTCAAGTACCTCATACGTTTGTTTCAGCAACACCTAACGCGTTTACAGCAGGTCATAGTTTGGCTGCAGGTCGTTATGTATTATTGAAAACAGGTGGATTGGTATTTACTTGTGACAGAGATAATAATACAAAGAGAACAGGTTACCCAAGAGCTACTGACCCAGCAGCAGGAACACCAGTTGAGGTTATAGGTTCTAACGCAAAATCAATTACAATTAATGTTGGTAAATCAGCAATTGTTGATGATCATACATTTGTTGAAGCTTTACCTAATGCAGTATCTATATTAGGGGATGATATTAAATGGTCAGAAGACTCAAGTATATCTGTTAATAAGATAAATGCAAGAAAGCAATTACAAAGAAACAAAGAATTCATTCAAGATTTAATTGAAGGTTATATTGAAGATACTTATTATAGATACGATTCTAACAAGTGTCGTCGAGATGTAACTTCTTATATCTTACCTGCAGTTGAAAGAGATATTCTAACAGGAACAAACTATAACGCAGTTCAAACTGGTATTGCTTATAGAGCAGGTACTACACTTGCTGATAATGTTATTAATAATCAGTTAGTAGAAACATTAGGTTCAATGGAAACATTGAAGCAGGAATTAATTAGTACAACACCTGGTGCTCAGTTTACACCAACAACTGCAACTTACGATCCTGCTACAGGAAAGTTTGAAGCAACAATTGGTCAGCATAGTTTATTACCTGGAGATTATGTAAGATTCTCTGATGGTGGTATTGTGTTTAGTTGTGATACAGGAAGCGGAGTTCAAAACGACGCTGTTCCTGCTGCGCATCATCCTTACTTTAATCATCCTTGTCCGATCGAGGCAGTTACTTCTACAACTATTATAATGAATGTAGGTACAGGTGGAACAGGACAATATCCGCATACGTTTGTTTCTGCAGCTGCTAATTCAATTACAGAAGTTAAGGCGTTATCTGACGAAGCATCAAGACATAGAACAGTAGAGAATATTGATAAAGTTAAAAATATTCTAAATTCTGGTAATAAGATCTATACTCCATCTAATGCAACATATGATCCTGTAACTGGTTTAACGGTTATTACAATTGGTGCTCACGATTTACAAGTCGGAGAAGAAGTATTACTTGCACCTAACAGTTTAACATTTACTTGTGCAACTGATGGTAATGCATCTCAACATACTTACCCAACTCAAACAGTAACTAACTTTACTCCAACTGATGCAAGTTATGATCCAGCAACCGGTGAATTTACAGCGGATATAGGTACTCATAAATTACAGGTTGGTGATGAGATCGAGTTCGCAACTCGTGGTATTACATTTACTTGTGCAATAGATAATAATCAAACTCAACACTCTGCACCTGAACCACATCATCCTTTCTACAAGAAGGCAGTTAAAATTACTTCTGTAAATGGAAACGTAATTGGAACTAATGTTGGAGCAGTTGCTAACGGCGGTGGAACTCATACATTTGTATCTGCTGTCACAGGAGCAATTAAAGGAACAAGAAATCATCCTGCATACAAGAAGCCTGTCGTTGTTGCACAAACAACATCTACATCGTTTACAGTAAATGTAGGTACAAGTACTGATACTTCAACTCATACATTTGTTTCTGCTACATCAGACAGTGTTAAAACTGCTAAGTACAATTCAACATATACTCCATACGATGCAACGTATAACGCAGTAACTGGCGTATTTACAGCATCAATTGGAAAACACAATTTGGAAGCTGGTGATACGATTGTTATTAAACCAAATTCAGTAATCTTTACTTGTACTTTAGATGGCGGTGTTACAGAACATGCTGCGCCGGCTAAACACCATCCTGCATATAAGACCCCTGTAAGACTTACAGAAGTTACTGCCGATACAATTACAATGAACATCGGAACAGGTACTGGTGGTACTCATACATTCGTTAGAGCGGATGCTGGGGCAATTGACACGGATGGTTTATTCTTTACTGATCCTGCATCTTATGTCAAGCATTACACTCCAACTACAGCAACATTTGTTCCTGCTACTGGGTTAAGTGATATAACAATACCAGGACACGATTTAACAACAGAAGATTATGTTGAGTTCGCTCCATACGCATTTACATTTACTTGTTCTCAAGATGGTGATGCAACTGAACATTCATACCCAAGAAAAGGCGATGTAAACTACATGCAGCCAATGAACATTACAGCAATCGTTGGTGATGTTGTTACTGTTGATATGGGTATCGCAGGTACAGCAGGTGGAGTACATACCTTCGTATCAGTAATCAAAGACGGTGTTTCAAAATCTACTTATAAATCTCAAGGTCAATACGCAAGAGAACAACTACAACAAAACAAAGACTTCTTGGCTAAGGAAGTATCCGCTTACTTGGATACCCAATACTTTGTATTTGATGGAGAAAAATGTTCAAGAGATTCAGGATTCATTCTTGATTCTGTAAGACGTGATATGGCAACAAACTCAACTTGGAACTCTCAGTTCATGGGTCTAGGATATAGAACCGGTTCTGTAGGTGCTAATAAAGTTATTGACGATCAGTTGGTTGAAACAGTTGCGGCAATTAATTATCTTAAAGCTCAAGTTGCAGCAGATCCTTCAGTAACAGGAGTTGCGTTAACAAGAACAAATCAACATTTTGATAAGATCATTGATATCATGCAAAATGGTTCAGCAAACATTGGCACAAAACAATGGGGTGCAACTGCCGCGTTAAGTAATAACCATAATGATGCTGGTAATATCTTAATTACAAACAGAGCATTTATTATTGCTGAAACTACTGCTTATATTGCTCAAAATTATCCAACACTGAATTATGATACTGCTGCTTGTGAAAGAGATACAGGTTATCTTGTTGATGGTTTAATACAAGATGTTAAGTTTGGTGGAAATACATGTTCAGTTAACTTCGCAAGATTGTATTTTGAAAATGCGGTATCAGTATTACCTGATGATCAAGTATTGCCAACATACAAAACATGGGAACATATTGCTGATGTTGTTTGGAATATCGTACGTGATGTTACTATTACTCCTACAACAGGAAATGGTCAAGCACAGGATGATTCAGGAACTGATTACGGAATCGAAGTTGCTAACCTAGCAAGAGATAGAGTTAATATTGTAACTCAAGTAATCAGCGACAATACATTAGATTACTTACCTGCATATATTGAACCAAATGTTGAAGATGCAATGATTGCGGCTCATGCTGCAATTGATGGTATGACAGAAAATCTTTCTGCTTCAGTAATTGATTACTTAAGAGATGAACATAACGGATTACCTTATAAGAAAGCAACATGTGAACGTGATATCGGAATCATGGTTGATGCAATCAGTAGAGATATTGAGTACGGCGGAAATGAAAATACATTAGAAGTATTTGATTATTACTTCCGTAGATTTGATACAACATCTGCTGATTACGAACAGCAACGTTCAACTAACGTTTTACCAATTGAAGTAAAAGGTCAATTCAGAACATTATCTAATTACGAAGATACTGCTAACGTTTCAGGTTTAAGAGAAGCAATCAATGTATTGCCTTATGAACAACGTGAGGCAACTCAACTTGCATTTAACAGACTTGCAGGGTTGGCTGCTCCTGTCGCTGCAGGTACTCAACAAACTTCATCTTATACAACATTCGGAGTTTCATCTGCAACCTACGATCCTGCTACAGGAATTTATGTTGCTGATATTGGTACTCACAGTTTTGATGTTAATGCTGAAGTATATCTAAAACCAAACGGTGTAACATTCAGTTGTGATATGGGTAGTGGAGTTGCGAATCATACTTCACCACAGAAACATCATCCTTATTACAATAAAGCAGTTAAAATTATTGCTACAACCTCAACTACAATTTCAATGAATGTAGGAACAGGTGGTTCAGGACAACAACCACATACATTCGTATCCGCTGATGCAGATGCAATTAGTATGGGTCCATATCATATTATAGATGGAACTGTGGCAAGTTCTGCTAAGGCTGGAGAAGTTGCACAATTAATTTACTCAGTATCTAATTTAATTGATAAGACCAATATTGAAGATTCTGAAATGCCAACATTAACTAAGGCTTCGTTTGATCCTAACAGAACATTGGCAAGAAAGCAATTAGTAAGAAACAGAGACTTCATCATCGAAGAATTACAAGGATACCTCAAAGATCGTTACTACGTATTTGACGGTGACAAATGTAAGAGAGATGTTGGAATGATTATCGACGCAGTTAGGACTGATGTATTAACAGGCGGTAATCAATCAGCAATATTTAATGGCCTTGCATATAGAACAGGTTCTGCTGGTGCTGACGTAGTTATTAACGAACAGTTAACTGAAACAATAAAAGGTATTGAGTTCGCAAGAGATAAAGCAATTGAGGCTGTAGTTGACGGTGAAATGAAACGTAGAACAGAAACTGCGTTTAATGAAGTTATTGATATAATGACTAACGGTCGTGCTAACGCTGATGCAATTGATTATACAAATACATCACCTTCAACTGAAAGAATTAATGCAAGATCTCAGTTACAAAATAATAAAGCATTCTTACAAGCTGAAATTACAGCATGGCTTGCTGCTAACAGACCTTCACATAGTTACGATGTTGCTAGATGTGAAAGAGATACAGGTTACTTAATTGATGCCATTGCAGCTGATGCTCAATACGGTGGAAACTTTGCTACACTGAACGATGCAAAACTTTACTTTGAAAATGCGGTATCAGTATTACCTGCAGATCAAAGAGAACCAACGGCTGCTGCATTTGCTCACCTTGGTGATTGTGCTGAACTTATTTGTTTAGATACTGATATCGGTGGACTTAAATCTGCTGGTAACGGTGAAACTCAATCATTCGCAGGTGGAACTGCTCAGGCTGCTATATCTGCTGAAGTAGAATCACTATTTGATATTGTTGCTGACTCAATTACCAATAACACAATGTTACTTTCTCCTAAGGTTGTAATGCCTGATGAAACAAACGCAGTATGGGGTGCAACAGCAACTGCTGCTTACCTTGCACTTGACGGAATTAAGGATTCAGTTTCTACTTCGTTACTTGCTCATCTGTCAGAGTTCTATCAAGTATTACCTTACAGTGAAACAAAATGTCGAAGAGATACAGGATATATCATCGATGCACTTTGTCACGATATTCAATACGGTGGTAATGCGGCATCAGTTCAAACTGCAGGAATGTATTTTGAGAATGCTGTAAACACTGGATTACAAATCGAACAAAGAATGGGTACAAGAGATGCATTCTTACACTTGGCAAAAATTGTAGAACACGTTGTTGGTGGTAAAGATATTACAACTACTTTATATCCAAGAACAGGAAAATACTACACAGGTGATATTGTAACTAAATACGATTATTGGAATGGCCTACCTTCATATCAAACTGTAGAAGCACAGGATATGGTTGCGGTTGGTGCAAATCCAAATACTTGTAAAGAAGCAAGAAAACTTGTTGAAATTGTTGCCAACGCAGTTGATGATAATATTGAAACAAGAAACACAATACCTGAAAGAATTGATGTATTACAAACTTGGATGGGTGATAACTACATTACTTCTAAAGAGGTTGTAGAAAGAAGATCTTCAATCTTGGCAGAATCAGTAATTACATATCTATCAAGTACTCATAACGCGTTAAGTTTCCCTGAAGCAAAATGCAGAAGAGATATCGGTTATATTATCGACTCAATCTCTCATGATGTACAACACGATTCTAACTTTGCTACATTACAATCAGCAGGTATATACTTCGAGAACGGAGTATCAGTACTTCCTGTAGATACTAAAACTCAATACGCTGATGTATTACAATTACTAGGTGATGTTGTTGAGCAGGTTGTTCAAGAAACTCCAGTAACTAATGCAAGTAATTATACATTAACTCCACAGAATACTGTAGGTACAGCTGCTACGGCTCTTGAAGGTACTCAGGTACATGATCTTGTTGCTGTCATTGAGAATGTCGTAAGAGCTGATGATACAGATGAAATACCATTACCTACTGAAACTGCAAGTTGGGTTGATGCTACATTAAGGAATGTTGGTACTAAACTTGATAACAATACAGAGGAACTTGCTTCTGATGTAACTGAATATATCAATAGTAACTTTAATGTACTTGATTACAACAAAGCAAAATGTAGAAGAGATACAGGATTCTTACTCGATGCATTCAGCTTCGACTTAAACTTCGGTGGTAACAGTGCTTCAAGATGGAATGCTGATTTCTACTTCTGGAATCAAATTTACAGATTGCCTGAAGATCAAAGAATACCGACTGCAAAATCATACCGTCACTTAGGTAGAATTTGTAAGGATATCGTATTAGGTGAATACCCAGGTCAAACAATACTTGGTGAACTCGCAACTGAAGTCGAAAGTAAGAAGGTTGAAGAATTAGCAAATATCTTCTATAAGACACAATTATATAACGATACTAAGTACTTACCTGTATTAATGGAACCTGATTACACATTCAGTAATTCAATATTTACCGATGCTCAAAACATTATCGGTCAAAGAAGAAAAGAATTACAGAAAGATACTGTAAGACATGTTAACTCTGCTTACAACTTCGTTGATATTAATTTAACAAGAAGGGATGCAAGAAACTTATTAACTGCTGTCTATAATGACTTTGCTTACGATAAGTTCAATCCTGATGTTCCACAACCTACATATAGTGATAATGGTTCTCAGAATGCTGTAAGAACATTTACCGCGTCGTTCTTTAACTATGACGGTACTCATGTATTCCCAGTATTCAATCCAACAATGCAAGGTCTGAAATACAGAGGATCAGTTAATTCCTTCGCAGATCTAAGTAGTGTTACTGGAATGAAACCTAACTATGCTTATATTGTTGCCACTGATATTACAGTAAGTAACTTTACCGGTGATATATATTATTGGAATGGTACCGCTTGGACCTTAGAAGGTGCTAACGATACAACGTTATTGGATGCATTTGTTGGTTCATGGGATAGAATGAAAACTTACATTACAACAAATCTATCACCTGACGCTGAACATACCGCAATGGTTAATGGATTATTTGACGACTGTCTGAAAGACAACGTATTAAGACCTGAAACATTGATCTTCGGATCATTGGTTGAATCCATTGCTCACCAGTTCAACGGTGCATCGGCTGGTGTTAACAGAAACGCATTACCTCTGAACTTCAGAAACTTAGGTGCTGCTATATCGGCGATTGCTTCGGTACTCAATGAAAACGGTGGACGTATTCGTTGGTCAGGTGCTGATGAATTGAATAACCAGTACTTCGCAAGAGGTCTAAGAATTAACGGTAGAACAGGTCGTATTGAAGGCCGACCATTTACTTCTTCGGTTCGTAAGTTAGCAAGACGTGCTTCGAACTCGAGAGCGGTAGTTTAAAAAATTTAAAAGGGAATAAGAAAAATGAGCGTAACAACAATTACAACGAGTCAAGCTCCAGACGCAAAACCAGTTGCGATTAACGAGATTGTGACTACGAACTGGCAAGTGATTGCAGATGTACCTAATTATAAAGTTCCTGAATTAGTATTCGGTGGATCCGAAACAATTGAACCAGGTGTTGGTGAAATCATATCACCTTTAGTATTATGTAATACGACATCAAGTACAGTTTTAATTGATTTAAGATTCCATAGAGATGAAGCTAATGCAGAATTTTATGTATTAAGGAATATGCCAATCACGGCAAATGAAACAACACCAATTCCATTAAACGGACAGTTTCTTAAGAGTGGTGATACATTAGAAATTAAAGCTGATACTGATTTAGCAGTACATGCTACATTGTCATTCACGCAAGGTCAATCTGAAGAAGACGATGTTGTCTAAGAATAAATATATTATTAATTAGGTTTGAATTTAAGGAAATAAACAAAGATGTCCAGATTTGGTACAATAACAGGAAAGAATCAATTACTTGGTTACGGTATACCGCAGCCATATCCGATTACACTTGACCCCGTACCTTACGAGGGTGCACTTGTATATGCTGATAATGATAAGGTATATTACTCCGATGGTACCCAGTGGAAAGAATTCTTAACCGATAGTGGTGTAACACAAAGCGCGATCTTACCATTTGCTTTCATGAGAGTTGATGGTACAACTCCAACAGGAACAAGTATTACAGCTGCAAATTGGGATGTAGCTAATGGTACTTTAGATCTTACATTTGCTACTGCTCAACCTGATACTGATTATACTGTTGTAACTGATGGTGAGTTTCAAGATGATACAAGATTTGTATCAGTAAATAATAAAACAGTAAATGGATTTCAGATTGCATTATATGACGGAAATGGAGCTGTTGTAACACCAAGTACAACAGAAGCGTTTACTGTTATGGTATTTGCTTCAGATCCTGTTACTCAAGTTGGTGCAGGTGTTCAAGGTTTCTCAGGAGCTCAAGGTGCTCAAGGTACACAAGGTGATTACGGTCCTGGCTTCGATATTATTGGTTCAGTACCAGATGTTGACTCAGGTGGAGATCCTCAAGCAACATTAAATACAGCCTTTGGTTCTGCTGTTGTTGGTAATGCTGTCATTGATGACGCAGACGAAGAAATCTGGGTATATGATGGATCTGTTTGGATTAACCTCGGTACATTCCGTGGAGTTCAAGGCTTACAAGGTGTACAAGGCGATCAAGGTGTTCAGGGTCAATTAGGTTACGAAGGTATTCAAGGTGAAAGAGGATTCCGTGGCTATCAAGGTGTTCAGGGTAATCAAGGAACGCAAGGTATTCAAGGTGACTTAGGTTTCCAAGGAACGCAGGGACTGCAAGGAACACAAGGTAACCAAGGCTTTACTGGTATTCAAGGTGACTTAGGTATACAAGGTACTCAAGGTGACCAAGGGGTTCAAGGAACTCAAGGCTTTACTGGTATTCAAGGAGACGATGGTCTACAAGGCTATTCAGGTACTTATGGTGGAGTATCATTTGAGTTTGATTACGACGCATCTACAATTGCTTCAGATCCAGGTGTTGGTGGTTGGGCAATTAATAATACAGACCCTTCTCTTGCTACGGCAATGTTTATTGACCAAGAAGCAAAAAATAATAAAGATGTATCTGCCTTATTAAACAGTATTGATTTAGTAGCAGGACCAGTTAAAGGTTATATACAACTTACAAGAATTTCAGATATTCAAGAGTTTATTACTTTTGAAATTAATGATGTAACTGACAACACAGGTTGGTTAACATTACAAATTAGTCATGTAGCAAACAGTTCAGGTGTATTCACAAACGTTGCATCAGATCCTGCATTTATACTTTCATTTGGAAGAGTTGGTACTCAAGGTGTTCAAGGTACGCAGGGATTCATTGGTATTCAAGGTGACCAAGGTACTCAAGGTGTTCAAGGTACTCAAGGATTTACTGGAGCTCAAGGTGAAGTAGGTTCACAAGGAAGTCAAGGTTTACAAGGCGATCAAGGTACTCAGGGATTACAAGGCGATCAAGGTACTCAAGGTTTACAAGGTGATCAGGGTCTACAAGGTAATACTGGTGACTTTGGTGGAATCAGTTATAACTACGAATACGATAATAATACAACAGATGCCGACCCAGGTACAGGTATTATAAGGTTTAGTGATACTTCACTCTCATCTTCAGGTCTTAAGTTATGGATTGATGATGAAGACGAAGGTACTAACAATGTTATGGACGGTCTTGCTGCTGAGCTTGACGCAATTGTTGGAGATCCTAAAGGTTATGTTCGTATTGTTGATGAAACAAATATTTACAATCAACTATTACTTAGAATTGATGTAATAACAGATAAGACTGGTTATTGGGAATTTGAAGTTGTAAGAATTAGTGGTGCAACGTCTTTAAGCAACGGAACTGGTGTTAAAGTAACTTTCTCAAGAAACGGTGATCGTGGTATTCAAGGACCACAAGGTACTCAAGGATTACAAGGCGATCAAGGTACTCAAGGATTACAAGGCGACCAAGGTGTTCAAGGAACTCAAGGTAACCAAGGAACGCAAGGTTTCCAAGGATTACAAGGGGAAGCCATTCAGGGTGTTCAAGGTGACCAAGGAACGCAAGGTATTCAAGGTACTCAAGGCGACCAAGGTGTTCAGGGAACTCAAGGCTTTACAGGTGGAACTGGTGCTCAGGGTGCACAAGGTACTCAAGGATTACAAGGACTTCAAGGTGAGCAAGGCGAATACGGTGGTTTAACATTTGTATGGAATTATAGCTCTAACGTTGTTGGTGGTACTGATCCAGGCTCAAACAACTTTAAGTTCAATAATTCTAATCCTCAACTTGCTACATTAATTACACTTGACGATGTTCCTGCTGACCAATTTACAACAGAGATTGATGCTTTATTAGATTATATTGATTCTTTCCCAGGATCACCAAAGGCTTATTTAAAAATTCAAATAGGTGCAGGCGGAGATCCAGGTCCTGGCGGACATCATTGGTTAGTTTACGAAATTACAGATTGGACTTGGGATTCAGGTGCTAAGAATTACGGTTACTTTGATGTTGTTTATATTGATGGTAATGCTTCAAGTTGGACAACAGTTACTTCTTCTCATGGAGTTGAAACGTTATTAACATTTGTTCCTCGTGGCCCAGCTGGTATTCAAGGACCTCAAGGTACACAGGGTTTCCAAGGATTCCAAGGTTTAATTGGTCAAGGTACACAAGGTACTCAAGGCATTCAAGGTACGCAGGGTGATCAAGGTGAATCTGGATCGTTCGGTGGTATTACTTTTGACTATACCTTTAAAACAGATACAGTTAACAACTCACCTGGTATCGGTGGATTAAAATTCAATAACAGTACTTATTCTTCTGTTACCGCCACTTATATCGGTGATAGAGATGATAACTTTGTTAATATTGAACCTTTCCTTAGAACAATTGATGATTCTACAAGTCCTATTAAAGGTCACTTTAGAATTACTAAGAAAGGTACTCCAGAAACATTCCAAATATTTACAATCTCTGCTCTTACAGAGGTTACAGGTTACTTTATTATATCATCCGCTTTTGTAAGTGGTAATGGTACATTTGTTGATAATGAAGATGTTACTATTACATTCGCAAGAACAGGTGATACTGGTTCAACAGGTAGTCAAGGTGTTCAAGGTACTCAAGGCGTTCAAGGAACTCAAGGTGACCAAGGTCTACAAGGTAATACAGGACAAGGAGATCAAGGTACACAAGGTGTTCAGGGTACTCAAGGTGATCAAGGTGATGAAGGACCTGGCGGTGGTCAAGGTATTCAAGGTGTTCAGGGTACTCAAGGATTTACCGGAGCTCAAGGTGAGTTAGGATTCCAAGGAGCTGGTGGAGAGGGTAACCAAGGTACTCAAGGTTTACAAGGGGACCAAGGTACTCAAGGTATTATCGGTTCTGATGGTAACGACGGTGCTCAAGGACCTGCTGGTGCTGGTGCACAAGGTACTCAAGGTACACAAGGTGTTCAGGGTGGAGCAGGTGATGAAGGTCAGCCTGGTGGAGAAGGACAACAAGGTACACAAGGATTACAAGGCGACCAAGGTACACAAGGACCACAAGGTTTTGGTGCTCAAGGTGCTGATGGATTTGGACCTCAGGGTACTCAAGGTTTACAAGGTACTCAAGGAACAATAGGTGCACCGAGTGATGTTCAAGGACCACAAGGTACTCAAGGTTTACAAGGAGACCAAGGTGTTCAAGGTAATGATGGAACTGGTGCTCAAGGTGCTCAGGGTTATCAAGGAACTCAAGGTAACGATGGTCCTGGCGGAACCGGTCCTCAAGGTTTACAGGGAGACCAAGGTACTCAAGGCGTTCAAGGTAATCAAGGCTTCCAAGGTGGAGCTGGTGGTGACGGTATTCAAGGTGATCTCGGATTACAAGGGGATCAAGGTACTCAAGGATTTACTGGAGATGCTGGTGTTGGTGTTCAAGGACCACAAGGTACTCAAGGTGTTCAAGGTGGACCTGGAGAGGCAGGAGCAGATTCAACAGTACAAGGACCACAAGGTACTCAGGGTTGGTATGGACCACAAGGTGAAACTGGTGCTGGTGAAGATGGTGTTCAAGGTCCTCAAGGTTTACAAGGATTTACTGGAGATACAGGTGGTTCAGGACCACAGGGTACAACCGGTGGAGATGGTGGCTTAGGTCAAGAAGGTCCTCAAGGTCCAGCGGGTCCAGCAGGTGGAGACGGTAGTGTAGGTGCTCAAGGTGAAACTGGTGCTCAAGGTGATAATGGTGCAGACGGTGGAGCTGGTGCTCCTGGTACTCCTGGAGATCAAGGTGTTCAAGGTGTTCAAGGTACTCAAGGATTCTTTGGAGATGAAGGACCACAGGGTGCTGCTGGTGGCGGACCACAGGGTACTCAAGGTGAAAAAGGAGATGTAGGTGGAGACGGTATTCAGGGTAGTCCTGG